CACTCGAACCACAAAATCTTCTATACCGTTTAAGTTGCCTTCATTGTCAAATAATGGTGCAACAATGATGATTTTGAAGGATGCTAAAGGACTAATTGTAATCTGCGAATTGTTGTTCGGTGTAATGTACGGACTATCCGGACTTACAATCACAGAATTTGCGAGCACAACCGGCGGCGGAAATGCAAATGTCGACCAACGAGTGTTATCTACTAGCGCAGTTGCTAAGGTAGTCCGAAGTGTAGTTATTGCAGGTGTTGGCATTATCCCACCATCGAGCGCGGATCTAGCGCGTGTGCGATCAATCCTCTTACCTTAGCGAGTAGCTGTGCGCTCATTCGATAAGGTGAGGGCTGGAAATCTATTGCATTGGAACCTGAGAGTGTCGCGGTTCTTGCTTGCCAGATTTCAACAGCTATCATCAAAGATGCGTTCTGGATTGCTTCGTCTGTTGTCCAGTCGGTTGTAGTATCACCGGTAACTGTGCCAGCAGGAGAAAGTGTATTTTTGTCTGTTGCAGTTGCAGCACTGATTGTGTAAGTAATTGAATACTCACCAACCTCTGTTAATGTTTTTGTGCCATTCCATGCTGATCCGCAATTCGTAATCACTACTGAGTCTCCAACAATAAACTCTGGAGCTTGATCAAAATAAAGTGTTGCAGTTGTTGTTGTTTTAGAATGTGCTATTGGAAAAGCCTTTTTAGCCCAAAGCATTGGCAGTAATACTGCATCTGCTGCATCGCATACAGATTGAAGGGTGGCGTCTGCATACAAAGTACCGACTCCGAGAGTGCTACGGAGTTCTGCAACTGTAGTGAGTGCCATTCTTATTCCTTTCTAAAGACTCTAGGGAGTCAGAGGGCTACTGACCCCCTAGAGCGACTTAGTTTCTAACTGATTAAGTTAGATTGTAGCGGCGTACGCCCTTGCCATTGCCGCAATACAGTGCCAAATAACCATAAAGCATAATTTGGATCTGACCAGTACCAAGCAAATTAACTCTTAGTTCCGTCTGAGGGGATTCCCATGTGTAGACAGATTGTGGAGCAACTAGGAAAGCAGACTCATCAACGACTCCGCTTACTGTGATGTTATGGTCAACAATGAGTGAAGTACCAAGAACATTACCAACAACCGCTGTAGGTACTGTTGCACCTGATGCGTTCTGTGTCTGACCTTGTGCGGAGTATAGAGGGCGTGAAGAACCATCCACATAGCCGTTGATTGCCGCCCACTGGTCTGTCGAGGCAATGAGCTTGTTAGCAAATGCGCCACCAGTTCCCTTGTAGGCTGCTGCTGCTTCGACTGCAATAAATGATTGCAGACCTGCTGCTGTTGCAGCTGTGCTTGTTGCCTGTGTTCCTGCTGATGTGAACTTGGCAATAAGAGCGGCATCTGTTGCCTTCTCGTACGCTTTTCTCAACTCAGCCATAAGCAAATCTAGGAAGGCAGGCTGTGATCTATCAATGAGCTCAAAACTGACTTCGTTAATTCCTGCAAACTTGTCAATGTTGATCGTGTCGCTGACAGAGGTCATTCCTGTTTCTGATGGAGCTGATCCTTCATTAGTGTCTGCAACCGTTGGTGCTGTATCAGCAGATGATGCATTTGTAAATAAGCGTGGAATCGTGAATGACATTCCAGTAATTCCTGCAAGTGATCCGCGTGTCACCGCCTCAAATGCTGGACGCCCTGTGAATGTATCTGTAAGGAATGTGTTTAGGTGTGGTGCAAGTGTAAGACCTGTGTTTGTTGTTGTTGAATCGTCAGCAGCCATAACCTTGCGGCGAGCTTCTGTGTCACCAAGTGCAGCGCGGATGCTTGCATCTAGGTACTGTCCTGATGTGATTGGTGCAATGCGCTCACGCACATTTGTTATGCTTACAGTTGGGCGAGCAGCTTCGACAGCCGTTGCCTCAACTTCTGGTGCTACGACATCGGGAGTATTTTCCACGACTGCCTCGCTTTCTGGTTGTTGGGTTGGTGCTAAAGGATGTCCTTCGACTTCTTCAGCTGCTACATCGATAACCTGAGCCGACTTGAACGCTGGCTCTGTTACCAAACTTACTTCAAGCAACTTGGCAGCGGATACAAACATCACATTGCCTTTTTGCTTTGACTTAATTACTTCTACTCCTACAGACAGACCAGACTGCAAGCCTTCTTCTGCAAGGATTAGTGCTTCTGTACCACGATTAGATCGTGAAATCTTAAATGATGCGTAGACGCCATCTTCTTGCTGTGTAAATTGTGTGGCCTTACCGAGAGGTTGGCGAGCATCATGCTGGTTAAGTAACTTGACAGTCTTAGGATCTTCTGGAAGTGCAATAGCACCTTTCTCAAAGACAACCTTACCTGCTGAAGTGTTACCGACTTCGCCTGTTCCTTCTGGCACGATCTTGCCTGAGATTAAGCGTTCCTCAACATTGGCAATGAGTCCAGATGAGAATGTGATTACCTGATTCTCCATTATTGTATTCCTTCGCTTCCATTAGGTGTTAAATCTTCCATCTCCATTGCTTGTTCTACTGTGATCAAGCCCAGAGATAACATCTTCTCAATTACTAGCAAGCGTTCCATTGGTTCTGTTGCTAGGAATGAAGAATCTACATCAAACCTAACTTTGTTACCGCGAGCAGTAATGTCATCCATTGAAAGACGATCCTCTATTGCACATACATACGGAGCTAGTGATAGAGAGTAGAATTGTTTTCTTTCGTCAAGCACATTGGCATAAGTCATTGAGTTACTGGCTTCAGCTGAGAGCATGTAAGCAGGGATGTTGCATAAACGAGCAATTTCGGTTGCTAAGAACTGCTGTGCTTCGTCATACATCATGTCTTTAGGTGAGAATGATGCAACATTATACGAAAGAGTAGAAGTTAAATAAGCAGTTGATCTGTTTAATCTGCTTTGACGCCAAGACGCAAGCAATCCTTGAACTTCTTTAGGATCGAGGTCAGCACCAGAATTGGAGATGTATCCAGTCGGCATCGGTGTAGATGCTGCAATAACTGCCGACTTGCGCAGATCAATAGCTGCTTGGATTGTTTCTGATCCTCGTTCGAGGATGCCTTCATCAAATGCTTGGAATGTGATTAAACTTCCCAAGCCCGACATCGGTACAGCTGTTGCATCAATAAAGTATTGTGTTACATGTGTTGCCGTTAAATCTGTGTTAAATGTAACCTTGACATTAGGAATCCATTGGAATCTAGCAGGTCTGCCGTCCTCAGCATAAACTTCTGTAACTTGCCAGTAAGCCACGCCGTACATTAACAATGAATCAACAGTCCATGCCATTGTTATAGATCGAGGTTGATTGATTGCTGGTTGATCACACCAAATTGGATTACCTAATTCTTCACCAGTTGATGTGCGATACAAATTAAGAGGCAATCCACCGATGACACCGCTTAAAAGGTTTCTGCATCTAGCTACGGAAGGTACAGACATAGCAGCATTGCGTGATACACGCGGCAATACCATACTGATTATTGAATTGAGGTTTTCCCCCATAATGGAAGGGGCGTATTGCGCTTCGAGCGATGTCTTTTTAAGAGTGTTTGCTTCAGTTTTGCGGAATAGACCCATAGTCATAAAGTGTAGCATTTGTCAAGTAATTAGACAACATGCTTGGGCGTGTCTAAGTATATATTTGAGCCTTAGATTGTGGTTTCATTAAAGTAGAAACAATCATTGCCAGTGAAATCGGTGCCGACACATCTCCGGCGGATTTTCTGCGAATTATACGCCAGCCATGATCTGATTCCTTCGCAGCGCAGTTATTCATCTGTTCTATGTAAATGTCCTGCCCCGAATGAACGACCCTATGATTTACAAGACTGTCAAGGTAATCAGAACACGCCTGATAGAACTTCTGCCCTGAAATATCTTGTATTTGGACTCCAGCATTAGCCAGACGCTCTGCAATCGTGGCAGTAGTGTATTTATCATGGCACACAGCTTTAGGACGGTAAATATCGCACCATCCTTTAATAGAAGCTGCAATTTTTAACTCATCAACTGCTGTGTCGCTGTAGTAAGTCTCTAAGATGCCAATACCGATACGACCGTCAGGAAGGATCTGACCGGCACAAAGACTTGCATTGCGCTTTGACGGACTTACATCAAATCCAAACACTGTATAAGCTCCAGCCGACATTTTAAGATCGCTATCGCTCGTTTCTTCCAATATGCCCATAGGCCACGGACTCGAAAGAGCGTCAATCCAGCTGCACAAGGTTTCTGTGCGAATTGACTCAACAGTACTCATCGCAATCGTTTCGCGAATTGCATCTTCAGTGACAGTGTAGTTAAGCGATGGATTAGCCATTGCCACTGCATCCCAGAACTCCTCAGAGTTAACATCGATCTTGCAATATTGTGGCGCAGAATACTCCCAATATCCTAATTGCTTAGGCGGATACTCCATAGCCCTGTTTCTCATATCATTAAGGACTTTTGAGAACGCATCACCGGCATTACTTGTAAAAAGTGACTGGCTATTAGGGCGAGCTCTAGTTACTGGGGTTGCAGCGATAAAAGCCTGTTCATCGATCTCACGCAATTCATCAATCCACAATAGATCGGCGGTTCTTCCGCGTGCTCCGTCTCTAGTTGCAGCTACTACATCAAGTCTGCATGATCCAAACTCAGATAGTAGCTCTATCGACTCAGTACCGTTGGCATAGCGAATTGCCTTAACCTGACACATCAAAAATTCATGGTTTTCAATAATTGCCGCTATTTCACGAAAAGAAGTCAAAGCCATGCCTCGATTAGAGGACATCATAAGGATGTTCTTCTCACGAAAGATGAATAAACCTGCCAATACGCGCATGCGAGCAAGATGAGTCTTACCGGCTTGGCGTGCTACAAGGCAAAGGTTGGACTTGCGCTGGAAGTTACCTATAGCGTCAATTTTTAGCATGTCCTCTAACACATGATATTGCCACGGCAATAAAGGCATACCAATTTGTTCTGCGAGCTTGGCTACTTCATTAACTCTGGATTTGCCCTTAATAGGCGCATTAGATAGCCGAGGTTTTGTATGCCCCAATCTCTTTCGTTTCTTAGCTGCCATGATTCCAGTCTAACTTGGATCAGGTCGGTTAATGAACGGACTGTCCTCGACCGGCTTGGCGCGTGTCGGGGAGATAGGAGCAGG